TTTAGCAGTTAATATGGTTGGAGAGGCATTAAGAACAAATGCTTTAACAACTGCATTAGCAAAAATGACACCCGGAGAAATAACAAAAGCACCAGGATTTTTCTCTGCTCAAAAGGCGCTGAAATTTGGTCTTCTTGCGACAGCAGGAATCGCAATTGCCGGAATTACAGAAAAGCTTGCAGAAAATGTAGCCTATGAAAACTTAACTGATGATGAAGTATTAAAAGCAAAACGTGCTAATTTCCAAACACCGAAGAGTACAGCAATTTCAGTTGCTGGTTATGCTGCAGCAGGTGCAACACTTGGTTCATACTTCGGACCAAAAGGAGCATTAATCGGACTCGCAATTGGTGCCGCTGTTGGTGCAGGTAAATTAGTCTTTGAAGCAATGCAAAGAACAACTGAAGAAAAGGTAGATGTTGCTGAAATTGAAGAACGATTAAAAATGGATGAAATAGAAGCGGATCGTTTAGCAGCGTTAGAAATGTTAAAAAGACATGCTGAAGATGCATCCTTTACTCTATCAGACGAAGCATTAAAAAGTTTAAGAATACAGGCTGGTTTAAATCCTGAAACTGGTGAACCGATGATTGAAGGTGAAAGTGTACTTGACCAACAACTGGCAGAAGTTAAATTAGAAACCGATACTGTATTAGCAGAACAATTAAATAAACAAAAAAATATATTAGCAAGAGCAAAAGCGCAACAAGAGAGTGGAGTATATGAACAGTTCGTTCCTGACGGAATGGGCGGTGGTACATATATTGATATAACAGATGCTACAAGAATTGCCGAACTGCAATCACAACGAGATGCAAACCTAGCAGAACAATTAAGAGTAATGTCAGAATTAGAAGCAAGGCGTGATAAGAGAGTTGCTGAAGGCGCTGATGAAGACAATTTCATTTATCTTGCACCACAAGGTTTCTGGGAAGGCTTTAAAGATATATGGGAAGACACAAGCGATAGACGAGAAGATAGATTATCAGACTTCAGGAAAATGTTTGAAGAATACGAAGGATCTGATATTGACGGTGATGGTAAGATTGATTTTAAAGCTAGTGAAGAAGTAATGAACCAAGCATTGGACGCAATCAGCTCGGGAGCAATTACTCCTGACCAAGCAATCACTATTATTAAAGCAGGTGATACTCAAACTAATATTGATTCTTCAGATAAATCTACAAATTCAAAATATAACTTTAGTGCCGCAGGTATTGACGCACTAATGAATCCTAATGGTGGTTAAATAAAAAAAGGACCCTGCAGCGGGTCCCCAAAAAAACGGCCAGGCTGGGTGCAACTTTATCAGTGTTGTCCAACGTGGATTGTTTTTATTATTTATTCGCCTTTCAGATAAGAAAGAACTTTCTCAGGAGTTGTTTCTCCATAAGGATCTGTAGCACAATCATCTTCAAACCCAGGTTCACTAAACATCCTTTCAACCATACCATCGTCTACGACCATAGCATATCTCCAAGATCTTTTACCGAAACCTAAGTTATCCTTTGCGACTAACATATCCATACCTGCTGTAAATTCACAAGATCCATCAGGAATGAGTTTAACATTCTTGATTCTCAAATCTTCTGCCCAAGCATTCATAACAAATGTATCGTTACAGCTTACACAATATACTTCATCAACGCCTGCTTCAGTAATCTGGTCATACAAGACATCAAATCCTGGTACCTGATTATTGGAACAAGTTGGTGTAAATGCGCCGGGTAATGAAAATACAACTACTCTTTTACCTTTAAAATAATCATCAGTTGTAGGATAAGTCCATTCAAACTCACCGCTCTCTACATTTCTGCTTCTTACTTTAAATGTTACGTTAGGTACTTGTCTCATAATATAGTTTCCTTATAGTTGGGAGGCCATTGCGACCTCCCGGATTAAAAATAGATTAACCTTTCAGAAATTCTTTTTCTGCGTTAATCTCAATTTTACGAGCCTTCTTTGCTTCAGGAATAATTCTTTCCAATGAAACAGTTAAAAGACCGTTGTTGAAGTTGGCTCCAATTACCTCAATATCGTCCGCAAGAGTAAAACTTCTTTTGAACTTTTTGAAGGAAATACCGCGGTGAACATAATCACCTCCGCCATTGAAGTAATCACCTGCTTCATCCCAAGTGGAACGAATAGTTAATACATCTTCTTTTACTTCGATTTCTACATCATTAATATCGAGTCCTGCCAAAGCAAGGTCAATAAAGAACTTGTCTTCGTCTTTCAGTGATCTGATATTATAAGGCGGGAAGCCTTGTGATTGATGTACTTGTGGGAACTCCACCAATCTGTCGAAAACTCTATCGAATCCTACAGCAAATGGGTGTAGTTGGTTTATATTTAATCCAGTCATATTTATCTCCTTTATTAAGCTAGATATTATTATCTGATGGTATTACCCATCACCTTATTCGTAAAGCCCTTACGGCACCTTACTGAATTATTTATATATTATATAACAGTTCGTTAAGAATGTCAACTATTTTTTGCCGATATTATATTTTACCGTCAAATCCCAGTCGTTCTTTTCTTTAAACGAAATGATTTTAATTTGATTGAGAGAAGCAACAGGATCTTTTGCTTTGGAAGGATCCACAATTTTAACAAGTTCCCATTCTTCTAACAAATTCACAATCGTATTACGACGTGATATATCTTCTTCTGTTAACGTATTGTGCTTTCCGTCTAAAATGAAAAGTTCTTTAAAATGTAATATCGCATATCTACCTTTCTTATGAAGGATATGACATGACTGATACAGTTTCTTTTCTTTACGACTTGATATGCCAATACGAGTTAGTGTTTCTTTGATTTTGAGAAAGCTATCTTGAGTAGGGAGTTCTACTTCAATGCCAACTCCTTTGAAAATGTCCGTGTCCATGATTTATATTCACCTTATTAATTATTTTATAGTGGCATGGTATATAACCATATAAGATTTATTTATAAAAATCATATCTTAACCACCTTCATTAATTTTCTCGTGGACAATTTCAAGTTGTTCTTTTGATAGAACTTTAAGATATTGCTTTGCTACGGTTCGGTTACATTGATATACTTCTTGGATTGCATCAAGGTTTGTATCCTTATCTGCTTTAGGCCATTTTGAAAATCTTTTACGTTTACGAAGGACAGTACGATAATAATCAAACTGGGCACCATCAAATAAATGATGACGCATATTCATTTCGTTTGCATGTAATATTGTATCTTCAAAATTTGTAAAGCCACGGTTCACTACATAAGCATTGTACATCTTTTCGGTATGTTCAGGTATATCTGAGTTACGAATAAGATCTTCCTTTGAGAAGGACGCAGCATTCATAAAATCAAAAGGACTAAGATCTTTCATCAAGTACCTCCTGAAGTTCTTTTGCTAATACATCAAATTCTTTACCGCATTCTTCACATAGTGTTACTTTATGTTTACCTTCAGAGGTATTCATTTCAACAGTATATGCTTTCTTTTTTGTGGTTGTTGTATTACAGTTAAAACACCTTGTCTTCAACATTATACATACTCACATTCAATCATAACCTCAGTTAAGAAGGCAACCATATTAATTTCTTGGTCAGCAACCAAACCTGACTTGTACATATAATCAGCTAATGTAACTATAAAACCAGCTTGTGATTGTAAAACGACCTTTTCTGAACACATATCATAGATACGTCGGAACATTTCGTTCATATCTTGGTCTGAATTCTTGGCAACCCATTTGCGCATATTCGTAAAATCTTTACCTTTGAGTAATCGGAAAAGATCATCAATAGATTCTTGTTTCAGATTAACAAAGATACCTTCATCAATTTTACCTGAAGCGGCATAGGATTGTAGTTCAGTCAATACACGACGGAAGTCAGGGAAATGTTTTTCAATAACCTTAGCAACTACCTTAGGATCGTATTCAACTTCTTCTTGGTCAAGAATTGCTTTAACTCTTTTGAAGAATTCCATTGCCATTTGAGGACGATCTTTAGTATCAATAGTAAAGTCTACTTCTGATAACCTTGAACGTAATGGACTGATAATACGATTCTTGAAATTACAAGTAAAGATAAATCCACAATTAGAAGAATATTCTTCAATAAAGTTACGAAGAGCAGGCTGAACATTTGCTGCGTTCAAATAATCTGCTTCGTCAAAGATGACATACTTACGTCCTGTTCCTGTGAGAGAAACAGCAGATGCGAAAGTAGAGATGTCGTATCGGAGAGTATCAATATTAACATTAAGAGAACCATTCTTTACGATATAATCGCAACCGAGTTCTTCAAGCATTGCCTTTGCGATTGTAGTTTTACCTACACCAGGACCGCCTGTTAATAATAGATTTGGAACACTGCCGTCTGATACGAACTTACGGAATGTTTCTTTTGTCTTGTCAGGTAGAATAGTATCTTCAACAATCTGCGGACGATATTTTTCAACCCATAAGACTTCGTTTGATTTTGCATCAATCATAATTCACCATAAACATAATAAAAAAATTTGAGAAAACGCGAGGGCGTTTGACCACCCTCACTTCTCGAGAAATGAGTTATTGATTACTCAACAACTTTATCAGCTAAAGGAGCACCTTCAGTTACTGATGTATCAACATTGGCATCCTGTTCACCAAGATTTGTATCTTGCTGTGGAGAATTCTGTCTTAGGAAAGCTTCGATTTTATTTCTTAGCATTCCTACTCCAGCCATCTCCTGACCTTGGAATCCACCACGTTGAGAGACTACGTCAATAATCTGCAACACAGTTGATAGGTCTCCAAGATTGATAACCACTTCTTGTTCTTGGCCTTGTTGTTGGCCAAAGTTACCTTGTACTGGTTCATTCATAATTTCACCTTTTATTATAAGTCGACTTTGAATCTATAGCCACGTAATACGTGACACCTTTTCCTTTAAACTCTGAGATACCTTTTGAACAAAGCGTAACCTCATAATCTAAAGGCATGAGTTTTAAATTATCAGTTTTAATAATAATCTTAAACTCATCGGCAGTATCCCCGATTTCAACGCCAAAGTCATCTGCGCCTTCGTTCGTACTGTCGATTGCTTTCAGATAGCATTTGCCGCCTTCGCCTACAAACGCAATCTCTGAAAATTGTAATACCCCTGCTGCCTTAAGCACTGAAGATAATTCATCGTTAGATACATTAACTACAACATCTGCTGAAGGGATAGTGATATCCTTTTCAGGTGGTGTATGTATCATTGATAAATCTGCATAGACATATTTCGTTCTACGCTTACCTTCCGAGATAATAAAGTATTTATCAAAAAACTCTACATCGGGGTCATTATATAAAGACAAAATTGATAAGAATCTTGAAAGATCATATACACAGGCATCTGATGGAATTTCATCAGGAATATCTGCGATAGCAATTAATGTCTTCTCCGGAGTGATAGTCTTAAGAATATTACCTTCTTTCATCAAGATTGACTTGTTGATAGCGGTAAAGCTTTTTAAGACCGTCAAGGTTTCGTTAGAAAATTTCATAATATAAGTTTCTCCATTGATATTATTTGTGGTATATTATATACCAATTACTTGGACTTGTCAACAGGATTATAAGCTTTCTTATTAGATTTAGAATCTGCAGTAGCAGTAACTCCTAGTTGACCTAGAGCACCCATGTCACCCTTAAAGATATAAGAACCAACATGGTTGATTTTCATCCAAGGACACATCCAAACTGAAAGACCTGCTTTGCGAGCCATCTTACAGAAAAAGTAATCCTCAGATAAGTACCTCTTTGACTCTGGGTCAATGACACAATCAAAGAAAGCATGAATCTCACGAGTCCCATCGAATTTGTCAGTACGAACATGGTCAGGTTTATATGATAACTCTGGATACGTATCTCGATATCTTTCGAGAGCATCTCTTGTAATTAACATAAACCCAGTACCACCTTCGGCAACTTCAACAGGGTCGGAGAGTTTAAATTGTCTTATATCCGCGACAGGATTAAAAACAAAATCTGATGTATATTGTTCTAGGTCAAAAGGATTATCCTTTCCAACACCTTGCTGTGCTGCGATAGAAACCTTTTCCCAGGCAATTGTTTTCTTTGGATATGGACCGCATACAATATCATACTTCTCTGGGTCTGATATTTGTAATGCAAGTAATGCTAATGCATCTCTTGGGTCAAATCCAATATCTGAATCTATAAACAATAAATGAGTACAGTCAGAACGAAGGAATTCATCAACAATATAATTCCTAGCTCTTTGAACTAATGACTCATTAAATAAAAAATAGTACTTCATCGGAATTTTGTGCGATGAACATAACATACTTAAATCATTTGTTGACTTTGTATATAATCCTGCACATTGACCACCATACATAGGTGTTCCAATAAAGAGTCGTTGTTTTTGTAGTTCTTCTGTTTTTACTTCTAATTTCATACTGTGATTTGCTCCATATCATTTTCAGCTCTTGTGATTGACTGTAATCTCATTACATCTGCTAATACATCCCAAGCCGAATCGTGGGCTTTAAATACAGAATCCCATTTCTCTTCGTTAGCACAAGGATTGAATCCGTTCTTCTTTAAACCAAAATCAAACTTTGCATCAATAAAAGTTCTTGTGTCTCTTACTTTCCAATGTTGTAAGTGGGATTGTAAATGATTTACTTTATTCTGAGATTTAAATAACCTCTCAAGAATAACTGGGTCAAAGGAATTAGACCTTGACCACCAAAAATCAATCTTTGGTCCGTCAATTAGGAAATCTGTAAATTGCTTACAAAAATCTTCAACCGATAAATCAGAACTCTTAGGAGCAATATTCTTTCTTACTTCTGAATCTTGCTGCGACCAAAAATCTAATGTACTTTTATCGACTACCCAATTAAATTTCTTTACTTGCTCCGATACATTCAATTTGAATTTCTTCACCTTGAATACATCGCTTAAGTTGTATGGATCGTTAGACGTAAACTTGTCCCATTGAAATACCATCGCTGACATATCAATGACCGCACAGTTATGTACGTCTTGACCCATTGTTTCAAAATCTATAATTAAATCATTTCTCATGGTGTATATTATACTCTATTTGTTTATGAATGTCAATAGTTTTAACTCATAAACTCTTCAAGAGACGGAGTTGTATCTTTTCCGTTAGGGTCAAACTCCATTAATTGTTTATGATTATTTTGTCTTAAATAAGTGGTATCAGATAAATCTAATTCTCCACTAAGGAACTTACCAATTTCTGAATGTAAATCTCTTGATGTTGGTACAGGAACATTCTGAGCAATATGATTTACTTTAGGTAATCCGCCAAGTAACTCAAAGTCCTCTGGGAATCCCATCATATGTAAAGCTTCACGAATTGTTAATGACCTATCTTCAGTTGGGTGAATCGTATCAACCATATTACGACCGATGACTGCATTCATATAATCACCAAAGACATGTACTGAACCATCCCATACACCTTTACCGTCGGCATACTTTTTAATTGCGTGGTCAGAATACTTAATACCTTTTTCATGTCCTGTCTTGTGGAACCATTCGTTTGCTTCTTTCATCCAACCTTTCTTGTTAACATAATTGAGAGTTGTCTTTACATCTTCTTCCAACATAATCTCTCGAACATCACGATTTGTTTTTGTTTTAATAAATGTATAGTAAGGTTCTTCAGGTACATTCTTATTAATAATTAAATCTTGCTGTAATGCGTCATCAGGAATCTCTTGTAGATATTCAGCAAATGATTTACGATCACGGTTATACCAATTCAATACAGGAGAAGTACTTGACTTCCAACCAATCGCAAACGTTCTATCTCGTCCCTGAGGAACTCCATGATATCTCGTTGATGTTTTATACAGCGATAAGGAATAACCCCTCTCAGCGCAAATTTCATACAGACGGTTCGCAACTGGACGACCTTTATTTGTATATAGTGCAGGAGCATTCTCAACAATGACAACC